GTTTTGAATCCCTTAAGGCATCCAGAGCCATCGAAATAAGGGAAGCGTAAGTGTGTCTCGTCTCGATAGATTTTATATTTTTCACAGGTTTGTTCGCTAAGTCCTCGTTTTTGCAGCCTTTGGGCTGATCCTTTGAAATTAACATTTGTTTGCATGGGTTGTTTTGATTCTTGTCCATGCCCAGCTGTTCTAGTTTGACAACTAAAACAAAAGGTATGCCCATCCGTATATACAGCTAGTGCATCGGATGAGCCACAATCGGGACATGGGGAGTGTTTTATAAATTCGCTTTCAGTCATGTCAGCCAATCAATAGGTATGGCGTGGAATGCACACCATTTAATTCCATATCTCTGACACCATTTTGAGTAGGTTGTCTTTGATTTTTTACTAATTTTTTTATAAGGGTCTTGAAAGACCATACGTAGATCTAATTCTGGATTTTCAGTAATTACCTGTTTAACCTTGCGTCTATCTTCTGGTCTCCAATAACCTTTAGTCTCAAGTACTACTCCGTTAGGAAGAATAAAATCAGGTGTGTATAGGTGTTGAATAGTGTAGGGAAAACTTTGACCCTCATATTCATAATCAACACCTAACTCACATAAAAGATCAGAGACTTTTTCCTCTAATCCTGATTTGAACATTAGAAGTCATCGTCAGGATCAACTTCTTCCACAGCAGCAGTTACGTTAGGTTCATCAGTTTTAAAGCCTGATGTCTTACCAAATAACTCAGCTACACCATCTTCGTCCAAGTCACCAGTGTCGACACCAGCTCCGGTTTGGACTGAGATAACTTGAACGCCCGATAGCTTAAGAGAAGTACCGTAGGTAACGCCATCACGAAGTATATAAGGCTTTTGAATAAAACCAAGTTTAACCTTTGAACCTTCATATACAGGTGTGTCCATATTTGTTATTGGTGTACCTTCTGTATCTACAACAGGAGGTCTCTTGTCTTCAGCCCATGAGAATTTAATTATGTATTCTCCTTCCGCTACCTCTTCCCAAGGTGTTGGTTTTAATGTAGCTCTTTTTGGATTTTTTAATTTAGATTCTGCCCATTTAAGACAGTCATCTCTTTCAGCCTCAAGTTGTTCAATTAATTCACTACCAACTATTGCCTTAAGTGAATAACCAAACTTACTTGGTTTTAGTACAGCCTGATAACCGTTTAGTGTGACTGGTTCAGGTGTTATGTGTATGTTTCTTGCCATTAACAGAAAAAATAAGTGGATTCAATTACCGTTGACGGTTCAAGGTCTCCGATAATCGGCGGTTCAGACTCAGCTCCAATAGCTTGGGCAAAGTCTTTTAAAAAGTCATGCTCTGCGAAGAGGTGCATGTAAGTGTCCCGTACCAATGTGGACAGGTGAGACATATCAGTAGCTCTGCATAGGACTGAATCATGTATAAGACTTATAGGTGCATCAAACTTATCAACACTTAGATGTAACAAGCTCGCATCTAATGAATGTATTAGATTAGGAGCTGTAGCATTCTTATGGTGTCTTAGGTCTACGCCCTTCTCTCCATCCAAGACCTTGACTCGGCAACGACCTAATAGCTTTAGCTCAACTATCTTGTGAGCCATCTTCATTAATCGCTGCGTAACTCTAAATCCTGATGGTGTTACCCATGTCAGTTCTTGTGATCCTCTCTTTATTGCCTTACTTACTTCGGATTCTATCCATCGCATAACCTTCATAGGTCCTGGTACGACTAGCTCCATGGCATCTCGTACCGCTTGAACTATTTGTGTAAGTTCATCTTTATCTACCTCGACATCTATATCATTAAATGCATCACGTATGTATTGTCTATTGCTAAAAGGCTTTGCGTTATACGGTATCGTCATCACACATCTTTTAGTTTTCTTTCTATCCCAGTAAGGTCGTAACCTTTCAGGTATATTCTCTCTACTAGTGTCTGCTATTACTTGATATGCATCCTGAGGTTTATCACTTGGTACAACATTGACCAAGCAGGCTGTGGACTTATCTCTAGCTAGTCCGGCTAATATCTGTAGCCCTGAACATGTAGCATCGGTTGCCACGGGTAGCCCTGTTGTTGTCCTTGTTTTAGCTAAGACAACAGAGTAATACTCTTCACAAGCAGCTGCAAACTGAAACGGTTCGTCTGCTGCTTCCCAGTCTCCTATGTTTTCTATAGGAGCTGTAGCTACTCTAGTTATTAACTGTATATTTTCAGGCTTCGTTACCCACTCCAACCTATCTCCCAAGGTAGCTTTATCAAGACCATAAGTAGTGGCTACTTGAAACGCTAACCATTTAACACCGTCCTCAGTTATAGGTGCTTCTTCAGCAAACTTAATTAAACTCTTTCCAAAGTCTGTATCTTGTGGTGTTAGGAAACTAGGTATAGGGTATGCCCTTCCGCGATAATCGAATGACCAAGGTACATAGTACTCTTTCCCTTCAAACTCTCTGACACAATTCATTGTCATCCTAGTTCTACAGGATATACGCCACTCGTTAGCATTCTTATTACATGCTATCGCTTTCTCTTTTCTCCATTCCTTCCTTGCCTCTTCATCATCCATATTGGATGGCTTCGGAGGTTCAGGATGGTTTATTACAGGACGAAACTTTCCTACTTCAATTTCTCTCTCTTCCAGTACCTTCGCAATCTCTACAATAAAGGGATTGAGTCGGTATTTTACCTTCTGAATCTTGTTTAAAAATGAGTAAGGTATTTCTCCCTGTACACATAGGGGAACCCCTCTGCGAACCATGTCGTGGCAACGAGTTAGGTCATTTAGGTAATAACCTCCTTCATGCATAGGTGACCAATCTCTTGGTTCAATGAGCATCGGCCACGCTAATGGGCTAAATAATTCAGCTAATCTTATAATTTCTTCCTTATTTTTAAGAAATTTCTCTGTTGGAACTAAGAATTGCTGCTTTTTATTGCGATGCATAAATACACTGCGCTCAAACCAGCCAGAAGATGCCAATAAACAGTCTAAAAACCATGTTCCTACCTTGATTTTTTCAACTCTGTTCCATGGTTTCCACTGATCTATGTCATGTTTAGACATAAGTGTCTGCATTGACTTCCTTTTGTACTCAGTACCCTTTGCTTGATGCCAATAATTGGCTTTCAATGTCTCAAAAAGCCCTGGTGCACTGGTTTCATAGTATCTCATCTGGGATTCAGCCTCTAATGCTGACCCAATTGCCTGAACTACGTTAACTACCTTGCTATTCTCCTTCCTTGGACTAAAAATCTTGTCAAAAGTTAGCTTTGCAGTTATTGCAGCCTGAGATTCTGTATCAATATCGAAGATATAGGGTAATAGCTGCATCAAATGACCAGCTCCACCTACTGATACCTTCTTCCTTGCCTTCTTCTTTTCATCTATAAACTCTATTAGATATGGCAAGAGAGTTTCTATAGATGCCGAACCGAAGACTGTAGCTGAAGCATAATCCTTTTCCAATAGCTTCTTAGTATTGTGCTGGATACGTTCTAAACCACCTTTTATTTGTCTTCGTTCAAATCTTTCTTGCTTTTCTAAATCAGCTGTCGTGGGCATTGTTTAGTGTGATAAAAGTGCGCTAGATATAAGTTGGATATTTGTCCTTAAGTGGACAGGTTATAAATTAAGAAAGCGACTGGCTTTTGACCAATCGCTGTTATATGCTGTACGCTAGTGTATTTATTATTTGGTTAGATTTTAAGTCCGGCGCGTCTACCAATTCCGCCACACTCCCAAGGGATTTGACCATATTGATTATAACAAACGCGCTTAACATAACAAAAAACCGTTATAAAAATACTTGTTTAGAGACAGCAGTGGACACGCTAGATATTGTTGATATCATGCTGCTTACCTTCATCGGTAGCATGACCATATCCTAGGGTTGTCGCTATGTTTGCATGACCCATCATCTCCATGAGATTTCTAGGTTTTGTACCAGCTGCGAAATGCCATGTACCAAATGAATGGCGTAGGCTGTGAAAACAGTATCCGTCCTCGCTGGCAAGGTTAATTGGATATCTGTTTATTACCTTTTTAAAGGCACGTAGTAATTGATCCTTATCTTTCCAGTCGTAACCAAACACTAAATCTCTCGCACCCAAGTCCTGGACACGGGTTTGGAGCATATGCTTTAACGATGAATGGATAGGAACAGCACGATACGTACCAGTCTTGGTAGTATCTTCTCTTCTTGCACCTACATGAATGCAGTTTTGTAAGAAGTCAATACGTGATGCAGTTAACTTAAGGATTTCTCCTTGTCTCATGCCTGTATAGGCAGCGAAGTTAACTATGTCAGCTAAGTCTTGTCGTCCATGTACTTCCACAGCTGCGGTTACAATGGCTTCGACTTCATCCTTAGTAAAATGGATGCGCTGATATTTATTTTCTTTAAGTTTTTTCCATTTAGGAATCTCAAAGAAAATTAATCCGTGATCTTTACAGTGATTGAGTACTGTTTTTATAGAAGACAAACATCTATTAATTGTGGCGTTTGCACGTCCTTCAACTTTAAGATGATTTTTAAGTTCATCTATCAATGGGATAGTGATCTTTTCTACAGGGAAACCTAGTCCTCTAAACTCTGTGAAATAGTTAGCGTATGTGATAGCTGACTTTGCGCCAGTGCCATACATCCAAGAATCACGTGTGTTAATAGTATGTTTGAGGCAATTACCCCAAGTCGCTTTGACCATAAAGAATCTGTTTAAGTTGGTTTACAAGTATTCGACCTTTAGGACTTAACTTAACTATCTGTTTCCTTCTGTTAGTTGGATCTCGATACTTAATTAATAGTCCTAGTCCGGCTTTATTTAATCTATGAAACTCACTGAGCCAATCAGTATTACGGCTACCACTTGCGCTTGAGAAAGCGAGTGCCTTTTCCAGATCGACCTTAGAACAGTCATCATGGGAAGCAACATATAAGAAAGTAGCAATAACTTGGGCGGGTATTTCTTTATCTAATGTGCGAAAATGTTCAATCGCTCGTGCCAGCTTCGCCATTTGATAATCCGTCACCACCCTGCTTGGGTCTGAGTTCGTCATTTGATTTAGCTGATGGACACTGGTATTCTAGCAAAAAATTACCTAAGTGGATAGAAACATCACAATATTTCTCTTTTTCTACTCCAAAATAAAGGGAGCCAAATGATAGAAGTTGCATAAAGGCTCCTTAATTAGCTTTACATACCTTATAGGTATTTATATCATCTTGCAGCTGTTGTAACATTATGTTAACTAATTCATCCTTATGTGGATGCTTCTGTATCTGCTGTAACAATTCAGCAGATCGGATTGCTTGTGTTCTTTTATTCATTATTAAAATCGAGTGGTAAATCGGATGGTTTTAAGTGATACATGCCTTCCATCGTGCACATATATATTTCTTTGTTTTCATGCATACATTTAGTTATGCAGTTCTTTGCACCGTTCTCGGTGTTGTAATACTTTTCGGTATATTTACCGTCCTTATCTTTCATACGGATAATTGCAAATACTGATTCAGGTATTTGATATCCATATACTTTCCAGTCCTCAAACTGTTCATAAGGCATTGACGGGAAATACTTATCAGGTGTATTCCTTATTGCTTCGCAGCTGTTGGGAAAATACCTTTGACCTTTATTAGGTTTCTTTTTCATAACGGATAACTCCCAGTAATAGGTTTAATGTCGATAAGCTCAAATCCCCTGGTATCACACCAGTCCTTGGCTTTCCATGCTACGTCTTCGTGGTCTTCACCTTCCATGAAGTGCCATCTCCAATCGTGTTCCCAACAACGTTTGTTGCTGTATTCAACTTGATAAGTGTTCATAGGCATTGCCTTTGTTTAGTGTGAATGCCTGTCTCTTTCGAGGGGTTTATTGACTGTCAGGTGTAGTCACTTAGTTATTTAGTTGTGTTAAATGATTCAATTAATTCCTTGAGCCTCCACCATTCAGTGGATAGATAGACAACTTGGTTCAGTTGTTGCATCAAAGATTGTTGAGTCGTTGATGGGTAGATAGTTATTGTCATAAGTAATGGTTTGTGTCCTTAAATTGTTCAAGATGTTTCTTTAACTTCGCTGGTTTGATCCTTACGTCCATGTATAGAACGCAATGCTCCGCAGCTCTACGAACTGTGTCATCATCCCAGTCAGGTTCAGCCTTGCGTATAGCAGCTGAATAGTTCAGTGTTTGTTTAACGTCAATAGTCATAATGTCTCCGGTATTTCAAAGTGTCCTGTTACGCTCATTTGCCATTTGAACTCATGCAAGTCACCATATTCAGCGAAAACTCTTTCGCTAACAATCTTGGATATAACTGCCCTGTCTGAATAATTAAGTAGGTCAGCTACGTTAATTGTTTTAGTTTTCATAGTTGTCCTTGCCTCATTGATGCTTGCCTTGCCTGTGTTTCTCTCAAACTCGCACGCCTGGAATCGTTTACAGGGAATAACTCTGGCTCAGGTTTAAATGAGCTACGTAGTATTTCCCATCTCATAGCTTTGTCCTTGAGTTCAGTTAACTCCTTGAGTACATCTTCATAAAAGGTGTAAGGACTTTCTGATATGCGGTTAGCCAAGTCAGGATTAGATTGAGTAGCAATTTTTTGTACTTCAATTACAAATTGTTCTTTGTTCATGCTTTGCACCTGTTTTTAATTGCACTTCTGAGTACAGAAAGTGGTAGGTTTTCGAGATTAAGTTCTCCATCATCAGTAATGATGTGTAAGCATTTGTATTTCTCGTGATAGTACGCAGTAGCGTCCTTAAGAAAATACGTATGTGAAATGTCTGGGTTTAGCATTAGTCAATAAACGCCCCGCTCATTGCGTGGGCAATTGCTAGTGGCGGAGTCGAACCGCCCTTGAGCCGTCTAGCTGTTAGCTTTAAGAACTTTGTCTAAAGAGTCCATGTATTCATCCGTAGTCATTGGTCTGACTTCAGTGTCATTCTCATCAGGTGCTGAACCAAATAACATGTCGCACATGATGTTGATTGAATCCCAATTAACACCAATACATGCGTCATGTTCTGCTGGGTCACACAGTTTATAGAGAACTTCACTTGCCTGTTGAGGTGTAAGGTCAGGTCGTTCCTGTAACACGTCATCTATGTGCCAACACACATAGAAGTTTTTCTTGTAGTTCATGGAAAATAACCCTCGCTCATTGCGAGGTAATTGGATGT